CGCGCCGCAGGTAGCCAGGGATGCAATCAGGGTACAGCCGCCAAGTTCGGACGAGGAGATCGTTCCGCAGCCGGCACCGCTCAACGTCGAGGATGAATACGACATCCGGGCGATGCTCTACTCGGTCCGCGTCGCGCCGGTCGTGGTGGTATTCGGTGGCGAAGAGGAGATGGGAGATTTCGTTTCGCCACCGGCGCCAGTGGATCTCCACAACGGAGAATACGTTATCACTTACCGCCGGCGTGGCCGGAGATAGGAAAAAAATGAAACACGCCTACCTCGTGATCTACCGCAGCCAGAACGGGCGCGACAACTGGACGCCGGTTGAGCAGAAGGATGTCCCGGCATGGGTCAATGAACCTCGGACGATCGGTCGATTGATTGCAGGGGAAGCCTGCATGAAGGCCGACGACGGCAGCCAAGGATCTGACTGGTACAAAGCAAAGCGCGTGGTGCCAGGTCGGGTAATGCACTGATGTCCGCCCTTCGCCTGGACGCCAACGACCGCCGCAGCACGGTCTGGATCAAGATCAAGGCGCATTTGACGGCGGAACTCGATTTGCTCCGTCGCAAGAACGACAACGACTACGACGCCGTGGTGACCGCTGAATTGCGCGGAAACATCGCGCGCATCAAAGCACTGCTGGCCGCTGGTGGCGAAGCCAATGAGCCGGAGGAAGTACTGTAAGCCGCGGACGACGAAGGCCCTCCGCATAGTCCCGCCTTTGAGCGGGTTTTTTTACGTCTGAGGAACCGATGAACAACGAAACGCCAGTCGAGCAAACCCAGGAAGAAGCCGCAGCGGAAAACGCCTTCGCTCAAGTCTCCGAGCCGGACGCGAAACCCGCATCAGCGGAATCCAAGCCAGAAGCAAAACCAGCAGAGCCCACGGCTGAACAAAAAGCCGTAGATGACGCCGTCGACAAAGCCGAGAAGGAGGCCGCCGCAAAGGCCGCCACCGAGAAGGAATGGGAAGGTGTTCCAGTGAAGGTCAGGCAGATGCTGGAAGGAATCTCTGGAAAGGTCGGGACGATCGACGAGTTGGCGCACATCGTGAAAAGCCAAGATGGTCGCGTAGGAGCGGCGCTGGCTGGCGTGAAGGCACTGACTGCCGCATTGGAAGCCGCGAAAGCCGCAACCAAGGCCGGCGGGGAAGCTCCAACGCAGGAACAGATCGCCGCCGCCGCGTCATCGAGCGCGAAGTGGAAACAGGCGCAGGAAGACTACCCGGATTGGGCAGCAGCCATGGATGAACGCCTTGCGGCCTTCAAACCAGGTGCTCCGACCCAGGCACTGGATGTCGCCAGCTTGAAAGCGGAACTCAGCGGGACCGTGGGCGAGATCATCGCCAAAGCCACCAGCGAGGCGAAAGCCGAAGCTCGTGAGCTGGCCAAGATCGACCGCAAACACGAGGAGTGGGAAACAAAGATCAATACCCCGGAATTCATTGCATGGCGCGCCGTGCAGGCCCCTGAGATACAGGCGCTTGCAGCTAGCGACAAAGCCGCAGACGCAATCCGGATGCTCGACGCTTTTGAAGCGCACACGAAGGCCGTCGCAGAAGCCACGGCAAAAGCAGCAGCGAACAAAAAGAGGCTCGACAGCGCGATTCAGCCAAAAGGCACCGCGACGCCGGGCAACCGCAACGTGTCCGATGAAGCCGCAGAACAACAGGGCTTCAATTCGGCATTCACATAGGAGGCCGTCATGGCCGAAGCAACATACGCGAACCCGGCGCAGAGAATCGGGCGGATCAAGGGTCAGATCCTCAAGCACGCGATCCACGTCTCCACCATCGAGGGTTCGGGCGAGATCTACAAGCAGCCCGTGAAGATGGGCGACACCGTGGTCTTTCGACAGGTCGTGCCGTTTGGTGCCACAGCCGCGGCGCCGAACACGTTCACGACCACGGCCGCCGCCCACCTGATGCAGGAAGGCGTCACGCCGCCCGTGGACAGCATTGCCGTGCTGGACACGACCGTAGTGGTGCAGAAGTACGGCGCCCTCTACGGCTACACGGAACGTCAATCCTCACTCGGTGAGGACGATGTACCGTCGTGGATGGAGGAGCAACTGGGCGAGCGTTTGGGCCTGGTCCGCGAACTCGTCTACCTCGGCGCCCTGCAGGGCGCAACCAACCGCTTCTACGCCGGCGGCACGACCAGAGCGACGGTGGACGAAACCCTCTCCCTCAACCTGATGGACCGCATCACGCGCAGCCTTCGCGGCAACCACGCGCAGTACCAGCGCGAACTCATCAAGGCGACTGGGGTCTACGGATCGATGGCGATTCAACCGTCATTCCTCAACTACGCCCACACCGACGCGCAGAGCGACATCGAAGCCCTTCCAGGCTACACGGCCCTGAAGGACTACGGTGCCCAAAAGCCCGTCCATGATCTCGAGATCGGCGCCGTCGGTTCGCATCGGTTCGTTCTGTCTGCGGACATGCCGTTCGTCATCGACTCTGGGGCGGCCATCGGTGCGCTCGGTCTGAAGTCAACGACCGGCACGCTGATCGACACCTACCAGTTGTTCACCATCGCCAAAGACGCCTGGGGTCACACCGCTTTCAGGGGCCTGTCGGCGTTCAACTACAACCACATCCCGGTGGACAAGGTGGACAAGTCCGACCCGACGGGGGAACGCGGGTACTGCTCGGCGACGTTCTACGACGCCGGGGTGGTAACGAATCACGGCTGGATGGCCGTGACGGAGTTCGGAGTCCGCGCGCTGACATAAGCGTAATGGGGCCGCGAGGCCCCATGCCACCCTCAACAAATCAAGGAGCACTACCATGAAAGATACGATGGTCAACCGGGCGATTACGATCGTCTTCGTACAGCCGGCCCTTGTGACCGGTACCACCAGCACTATCACCACCACCGTAACGTCGGTGCATGTTTGCAACGGGAAGGTTCAGACCGGGCAGACGGCGTTGACGAACGCGGTGACGCCGGTACTCGACTTCAATACCGGGCTCGCTTTCCCGCCCTTGGTCGGGACGGCAACCGCAGGCCAGGGAACCGTGGTCGTCTACGGCTACCTGGAGGGCGGGGCAAACGGCATCGCTTCGGTGAAGTGCATGCAGGGTTCTATCGAGAACCTGGACACCGCGGGAGCTTTCACGCGGCCGCCACAGTTCCCGGTCATTCCCAACAACGTCACGCCATTCGCGTACCAGGTGCTGAAGCAATTCGCTTCGGCCACCAGCGTGACGTTCGGCACGAGCTCGTGGGCGGCAACCGGCTTCACGAACGTCATTGTGCCGATCGCACAATTGCCGTTGCAGCCGCAAGTCGCGTAGTCAAAGCAGTCCGCAGCGAAAGGCCCGCCTTCGGGCGGGTCTTTTTTCAACCACAGGAGTAACCATGCCACGCTTGAAGCCCCATGAAGTCGCAGCGGCCCTTCCAAAGCCGTCCCGCAGTCCGGCGCAGCTCGCCAATGACGCCAGGCTCAGAGCAAAACCCAAGGCGGTAGTGTCAACAGACGACTTGGCCGGTGCCAGGACAGAAATCGACATCGCCGCAAGGGGAGAAGTCGAGGTCACACACAGCCGTATCGAAGTTGAGACAAGCATGGCCGCGGTCGAGGACGAGGCGTTTATGAACGAGATCGTCACCATCCAGGTAGAGCAGGACGACGATCCCAATGCGCCTACTTTCATCCACAGCGGGCACAACGGGATCGACCAGTACATCCAGCGCGGTGTTCCGCAGAAGATCAAGCTGAAGTTCCTGTATTCACTACTTGCCGCAAAGCGGACACAGTTCGCTTGTGCATTCGGCAAGGATAACTCCGGCAACGAGTTCAACCGCATGGCCGGAAGGACCAACACCACGCACCGGGTCAATGTCATCAATGCGACACCGAAGATGCGCGACGCCATTGTGAAGTGGATGTCGATGCCGGCGTGATTTTGTAGCACTCGGCCTTCTGGCCGATCGTAAGCTGTAGCAGTTGGGCATCCGCCCCTTTCTAACCTGAAGGAGAACTACCATGCTCGAAACAGTAGTCAGGCAGCACCTCGCCGGCATCCCCGACAAGCGCATCGCAAAGGCGGTTACCAAGGCCCTGGAAACCATGTTCGACCCCGACGGGGCCGGTCAGGGGATGGTCGTCACGGTTCCACTCACGGCGACCGACGCGACGCGCACGGTCTTCATCGCCAACCGGGCCATGCGGCTCAAAGCGGTATCGCGGATCTTCAGCACGGCATCAACCTCGGGGACGGTGACGGTGAGCAAAGACACCGGCACAGCCGCGCCGGGTGCCGGTACGGCGCTCCTGACCGCCGTGGTGGCATTGAGCGGCACCGCGAACACCGTGGTCAACGGCACGCTGATTTCCAACACTGGAACGCTCACCCTGGCAGCGGGAGACCGCATCGCCATCGTGATCGCCGGCACCATGACCAACTTGGCCGGAGGCATCCTGACGCTGTCGCTGCAGCCCGCCGCGGCGTAATACCGAAGAATCCCCGGGACGATTGTCTCGGGGATTATTCTTGGAGGTCGAATGCTTGAAAGAGTGGCAATCGGCGCATCGGTAACGATGACACCGAAAGAGGTTGACGGGCTGGCCGGGAACGGTCCTGTGCGTCTGGTGACTTGTGCGGATGGACGAGTCGTGGGCGGGGTTGGCTCCGTGGGTCTCGTCGAGCACGTCGGCGATACCGATCTCGTCAAGTTTGTTGATGAGGTCAACGCCAAGCGTGCTGAACTGGCAAGGATTGCCGCAGGCCCGCAACCAGATAATTCACGCTCGAATCTCTACACGTTCACGAAAATTGGAGAAAAAGAGGACGTTCCTCCTGCTATCCAAGCCGCGCCTGCTCCAGTAGCAAGGAAGGTTGGCAAGGTCAAGGCGAAGAAATCCAAACGAAAAGGAAGAAAATGAAACTGCTAGCAATCTGGAACGCGCGCGACGCCTTGGGTCGCCTGTCGCAGCTTCGCAAACCGCCGAAACTCGCCTACCGCCTCATGAAATACGAGCGGAAGTTCATGAAGGAATACGGGCTCTGCGAGGAGCAAAAAAACAAGCTCGTCTACGAAGCGGCCGGCGTCGAGTTCGGATCACCTAACGTCACGCTCCAGCCGGGTACGGCGGAGCACATGGCGTTCGTTCTGAAGTTCACGGAATTCCTCGAGCAGGAAGCCGAGCTGGAACCGGTGGGCATCGACATGGACGCCTTGATCGAGGGGCTGGACGCCGAGAAAGGAAACGTCTTGAGCGAGGGCGATCTGGAGCTGATGGAACCGTTCTTCCAGGTGAAGGTGGCCGACTTGAAGCTCGTCGAGAAAGCCTGAAGTGAGTACGTTCCTCGAACTGTGCAAGGACGTGCGGCGCGAGTGCGGTATCGCCGGCACGGGTCCGGCTTCGGTAACGGGCCAGCTCGGGGAACTTGAGCGCGTAGTGGCGTGGACGAAAAATGCGTGGGTGGAGCTACAAAACCGTAGCCAGTCGTGGCTCTGGATGCGCTCACCATTCACGTTCGATACCGCGGCCGGAACAGACACCTATGCCTACGGTGTCGTCACAGACAGCCGTTTGGCCGCGCTCATTACCCGCTTCAGCCGGTGGTGGCCGCTGAATTCCGACGGCTACAGCAACGTCCTCGCCTACCTGACGGCAACGGGAGTCGCGGATCAGCAGTACCTGTCCTATCTCGATTGGAACAGTTTCAGGCACCTCTACAAACGCGGCGCGCAGACCAACAACCGGCCGGTGCATTTCACGATCGACCCGCAGCAGCAGTTGATCCTGGGGCCGAAGCCGAATGCTATCTACACCGTGACCGGCGAATACCAGCAATCAGCGCAGATCCTCGCCGCTGATACCGACATACCGGAAATGCCGGTGCAGTTTCACCAGTTGATCGTCTACAAGGCGATGACGAAGTACGCGGGCTACCGCTCTGCGCCGGAGGTCATGTCCAGGGGCATCACTGAGGGAAATCGGCTAGACCGGCAACTTGAAGGCAATCAGCTCGCAGAGTCGGCAAAGGCAGCCGCGCTCGCATGAGAACTGTCAACGCCCTGCGCCGGATGCAGATGCCGAGTCAGGACTCGGAGTTCTTCGCTTTCGGTGGTGGTTTGGATATCGTCACCCCGCCCCTATTCATGAAATCTGGAATGGCGCGCGAATCGCAGAACTACGAATGCGACGTGAACGGGGGCTACGCCAGGATCAAGGGCTACGAGCGGTTCGATGGGCAGGCGAAGCCATCGGATGCGACCTACGCGATCATCGGCATCACGCTGACCGGCACCATTGCTGTCGGGAACACAATAACCGGCGGGACCTCGGCAGCAACGGCTGTGGTCATTGCCGCTCCGGACAGTACCTCGCGCGTTCTCACCAAGGTTGTAGGAGTCTTTCAAGTCGGCGAGGATCTAAAGGTAGCCGCAGTCACGCAGGCCACGGCAACAACTACCGCAGTAACGGGGTCGGCGGCGACACCGCTGTTGAGCGCGCAGTACACAAACCTTGCCGCAGACGTGTACCGAGCCGACATTCTTGCCGTGCCGGGGTCCGGTGACGTTCTTGGCGTGCAGCGGTTCGGTGGTGTCACCTACGCTTGGCGGAATAACGCCGGCGGAACCGCCGCAGCGATCTACGCTTCGAGTGCCGCAGGATGGGTTGCCGTACCGCTCTACAACGAACTCAGCTTCACCGCGGGCGCTGTTGCCATACCCGCGGAGGGCGCCACCATCACGCAGGGCGCGAATACGGCGACCCTCAAACGTGTCGTATTGATCTCGGGCACGTTCGCAGGGGGCACCGCGGCGGGCCGGTTCATCTGCACGACACCCGCCCCTGGTAACTTTGTGGCCGGGGCGGCAACGTTGACGGGCGGCGTGACCTGCACGCTCTCCGGGGTTCAAACGGCCATTACCTTGCTGCCCGGTGGACTGTACGAGATCGTGGTTGAGAATTTCGGCGGGTCTATTGCAACCCTGCGCATGTACGGTTGCGACGGCGTGAATCGCGGCTTCGAGTTTGATGGTGTGGTGCTGGTTCCGATCAGCACTGGAATGACGATCGACACGCCCAATCACGTTTTCGCCCACCTGAAGCAGTTGTTCTTCTCGTTCCTGGCATCGGTACAACATGCGGCTCCGGGCACGCCCTACGTCTGGTCTGCCGTTCTCGGGGCAGCAGAGATAGCCATGGGAGATACGGTATCGGGGTTCATGTCGCAGCCCGGAGCGCAGACCTCCGGGGCTTTGGCGATCTTCAGCAGGAACCGCACCGACATTTTGTACGGTACCGGCGTATCCAATTGGCAAAAGATTACCTACCGAAGCGAGCTCGGCGCCTATGCGCGCTCGATCCAGGACATGGGCAGTGCCGTGTTCCTGGACGATCAAGGCGTCATGGATATGAGGACGGCACAGGAATTCGGAAACTTCCTGACCTCGGCGTTGAGCGCGCAGATCCGGCCCTGGCTCAATTCAGAGCGCACAAGAATTTCGGCCTCCTGCATTGTCCGGGACAAGAGCCAGTACAGGCTATTTTTCTCCGACAACTACGCGCTTTTCGTCACCTTCAAGGGTGGCAGGGTTGTCGGGATGATGCAGCAGCTATTCAGCCACCCGGTGCGCTGTGTGTCCTCGGTAGAGGAGCCCGGCGGCCAGGAGAGTATTTTCTTCGGATCGAGTTCTGGCATGGTCTACCAGATGGAGAATGGAACGAGTTTCGATGGCGAAGATATCGAGCACTACTTGAGTATGGCGTTCAACTTCTCCAGATCGCCGCGAGTCGATAAGAGCTACCAACACTGCGCTCTTGAAGTAACCGGGACGGGGTATGCAGCTTTCAATTTCAGCTACCAGCTCGGCTACAACAGCACGCTGATCGAGCAACCCGGAAACCAGGCGCTGGAGACCAGCTTCTCGCCGGTATTTTGGGATAGCTTCACATGGGATGCTTTTGTGTGGGATGGAGTGTCGCTGGCGCCATCTGTTGCCGATATGGTTGGGACTGCTGAGAATTTTTCGCTGATGCTTCGCGGGAAGTCTGATTTTCATCAGTCCGTCCGTTTCTCCGGGGCTTTGGTTCACTTTCTAAAGAGAAGACCTATCCGATGAGCGACTTCTTCACAGTAGCAGCAGTTCCAGGAACCGGGACACCTGGTTCGTCCTCGGTCATGCGTACCGAATTCGCCGCGGTCGAGGCTGGATTTGCAAAAGTTGCCGCCTACACCGGCAACGCCGGAAAGCTCGTCGCCATCAATGCAGGTGGAACGGCTCAAGAAGCGATCACCACCACGGGGACCGGGAACGGTGTTCGAGCGACTTCGCCGACTCTCGTCTCGCCATTGCTGGGCACGCCAACCTCTGGCGTTCTGACCAACTGCACGGGCCTACCGGTCAGCACCGGGATCAGCGGTCTTGCGGCAGGCATAGCGGCATTCCTTGCCGTCGCATCGAGCGCGAACCTCTTAACGGCCGTCACCGACGAAACCGGAACCGGGGCCTTGGTATTTGCCAATTCACCTGTCTTCGTCACGCCGAACATCGGAGCGGCGACCGGAACATCGCTGGCGCTGAGTGCCGGGATGACGGCGACGACCGGAGCATTCTCTGGAGCAACTTCGACCACAACCATTACCGCCACGACGAGCGTGGTGACGCCTTTCATTCAGGTTATAAATGCTGGTGCAGCTATAGCCGAGCTTGACGCGAGAACAGGAGGCAACGCTGGCGCAGTCCTGAAACTCCTCGGCTGGAATACGACGAACAAAAACTGGCTAGTTGAAACAGGGATAGGCGCGAGTGCTGGTCTATTCTTCACCTCATCGACTGCGGCCGGTGGATCGACATTTACGACTCCGGTTTTTTCAATCTCTGAGTCTGGGGTGCTGACTGTTAACGGCAATGCAGTCAACGGCTCGTCAACTGCAAATTTCGTTCTCGGTACGAACAACGGGCAGGGACAACTGGCCCTTATCCATACCGCTGGTGCGAACACTGTCACCATTACAAGTGGGACGAACCCGACGATCGGAACGACGGCGGGGAGTCTGGCGATCACGCCGAGCGTGGTGCTGACTGCTGGGCAGATCTCATTCCCCGCAACACAGAACGCCTCCGGCGACGCCAACACCCTGGACGACTACGAGGAGGGGACGTGGACGGCGAGCGTGGGGGGGTCGGCGACGTACAGTTCGCAGACCGGAACGTACACGAAGATCGGGAGGACGGTCTTTGTCCAAGGGACTCTGGTAATAAGCACGATTGGGACCGGCAGTACAACGACGATTTCTGGACTCCCATTTGCCGTTGGCACTGGCGCAGGGAACGGTGCGACTTATTTGTCGGTTGGTGACACCTCCGGCATCGCAACGAACATTGTTTCTATTGTGGGCAGGGTGCTTTCATCTACGATTGTCCTTGTTTCTCGCACGGCAGCAAGCGCATCTGATGCGATTAACGCAATCTTTGGAAACGCGGCGGTGGTTAGTTTTTCTGGAGTCTATCAAGTCTAAAATTCCATTCTCACTCCGACTTTATGGTTCCTATAAACAGTATGCGCTTCGATGCCTATCCAAACGTATTGCCACCCATGCCGCCATTCTGGCGGCAGAATGTAGCTGATCGCAGCGTGCCCAAAAATCGAGATCACCGTGTAGTTGTTCAGTCGTCCGGTGGAAGGGGACTCGCCGAGCGCGGAATTGATTTCTCGATACTTGCTAGGGTGTTCCATTGCCCATCGCGTCTGCTGCCAATCAACGACGAGCAGTGCCGTTACAGCCGCCTGTCTCAAAGTATCCGCTGTCGTCCA